GCCATCCGTTACGCTTCCAATTTTTTATCCACGAAGTGATTCCATTTTTCGTATAATTGCTATCCGTAAAAATACGCACTTCGTTAATGCCAATCTCAATTACCTTCTGCAGCCCCTTCACAATTGCTGTCATTTCCATAATATTATTCGTAGTTTCCCGAGATCCACCGGTTAGTTTAAAATCTCGTGAAATAACCCCCCATCCCCCGGGCCCAGGGTTACCCAAACAACTTCCATCTGTATAAATCTCTAGCATATTCTTATTTATCGTTTATCTTTTATATTGTTAGGAGTGGAAGGATATTCCGAAGCTCGTTTTGGTGTTTTGCATATCGTATCTCCGCAGTGATCTCTATTTTGATAGACAGAGTTTATGGATGCCGACATTTCACTGCAATTTTTAAGTGACCACCGTCCGAGCATGGGTTTTTCAACTTTTAACAACATGTCAATCAATTTCTTAATCATACTTTAAAAATGTGTTTATCTTTTATACTTCAATAAGTGTATGCTGTCCAAAAAAGTTGCGTTGCGCCATAATAAATGACATTGAAGTTTTCTGTTGGTGTATAAAGTCGTATTGAATAACAGCTGCCTGCACGGCTGGACATGGTACACCTGCGGTCATACAATGTAACACAAAAATTCGTGCATCTAGAATGTGTTTGTCCATAATAGTGTGTAGATCCTCTGCGATAAGAGGACATTCAATGATGGTACCACTGGACCACGCGTCAACTACACTCTGCTTATGAGTATTACGCGTTTTCATGAGATCAAACCCCTCTAAAAGAGAAGCAGCGAATGTAAATCGTAGAGTATTCATTCCACAAATAGGCGCAAACGCAGAAGTCGCGTGTTGCTTGGTTTGAATAGACTTTATGTATCTACTCGTAATTCTAGTATTAACAGCCGAGTTAATAACAGGTGTAGGAATTTCATATTCTAAGCCAGCTCGAGAACACCATAACCCGGTATTATTCATTTCTGCGACATCGGAAATTTTATCCATCTCGTATTGCTCGAGTACTTTCAAAGCTGATCGGACAATATACCCATCCATATCTGTACCGATAGCCCTTTCTAGACTAGCTTTCATACGCGTATCATCATGACCGCAATAGGAATATAAATCTGCTACAGCTTGTAACATTCCATATTCCACCCCGTTATGAACCATCTTTGTAAAATGTCCAACACCGAAATCTTCTCCCATGTACGTGTGTCTGTTAGATATCTTTGTGAGAATGGGTTTAGTCATCTCGTATGCATGCTTAGTTCCACCTATCATGAAAGCTGGACCTTCGCGAGCGCCGACGGTACCACCGGAAAGTCCGGTCCCTAAATAATTTACCATTCGAACCTTGCACTTAGATCCACGGGTTCTAGAGACCCTGTAAAATTCGTTTGAACAGTCTATGATTGTATCATTAGGTCTCAAATGTTTGAGTAGAATTTTAACAGTATCATCCGTTACATCCCCGTGAGGAAGAGCTGTAAAGATAACCCGTGGCCATTTCATAGCATCTACCATTTCGCCGATGGACTCGTGTCCAAACACGTTCTCAGATTGTTCTTCCAATGCGATAACCTTAGAGTGTGTCTTGTTATACACATGCAATTTCTGCTTCTCTTGAATGTTTAGCGCGAGATTTTTCCCGATAGAACCCAACCCGATTACACCCAAAGAACTCGTCATTATGTTATAGTATATATCGATTTATTTAAGTTGTTTAAATCTAGATCCATCATATAACATAAATACAGTTGTAGACGTATGAGATGATGAAAATGCTTCTTGCACGTCCGACCGGTCGGACACCTTGTGAAATTCGGAACAAAAAAAAGCGTTACAAAAAGTCGGGGGAGTCAAAAATGTATTGAACCTTCATTTTTAAAAAGTGTGTATGAACAACTTTTAAAAGTGAATTAATGATATTTATGAAAATACTTCATATGAGTATTTAGTTAGAGAAGGCGAGACCTCCCATACCGCTCTGGATGCGGAGGACGTTGTAGTTCACGGCGAACATGTTAAGGTTCTTCGCGGTAGCGGCAGCCTTGGTCTTGATAGCGACCTGAGCGTTATCTATACGCGAGAAATTGCAGGTACCGGTCGGTTGATGCTCCTCGGGTTTCAACGCGAATGAATATGCGTACACACCGGGCACGGGGGAACCAGTGTGGTGCTGGAAGGGCTGCACCTGGTTGAAGTACTTACCATCCTGCTCCTTGAAACGGTCCTGGCCGTTGAGAACAAGCTTGAAGGTGTCGATGGGGCCGTGACCCTCCTCAGTCCAGACATCGGAACCATCCGCAGCGTCGGAACCGAGCTTGAGGAGAGGGGCACCACAGGTGGAGGGGGTAACGAGGGTGGTAGCACCGGACTGAAGACCAGCGGCACCGTTGGAGGACACGACAGTGTCGACCGCGGAGGTGAAGTTCCAAAGGTTGGAACGAGACACGGATCCGTGATCGGCGCAGAAAACCAGTTCCTTGACTGGGTGATTGTACGAGAGGCGGATCTGCTTGGTGGAACCGGCATCGGCCATAGCGTCGGAGCCAGTGTGCTGAACCTGCTCGATGAGGTACTCGTGGCCTTTCTGCGCAAAACGCCTACGCTCCTCAGTGTCGAGGTAAATGTAATTAGCCCAGACCTTGAAGGTGCTATCATCGGTATACAGTGAGAACTCGGAAGATAAATCGAAATCCAGCCTGACCTCATGGTACTGCAGGGCAATTAGTGGGAGGGCAAGTCCAGGATTGCGGTTAAAGAAGAAAATAAGAGGAAGGTACATCTTACCACCATTAGCACCGGGGGTGGTCATCTTACCCCAAGTGAGCTTCTTGGACTCGTCCAGGTAAAGCTCGGAGTAAAGCCTCCACCAACGCTGGTAGTGCTTGTCAATTCGCTGTCCACCCACGGAAAGCTCGACGTCCTTGATCGCACGCTCAGCGGCCCAGTTATCGTCATTGACGTCACCGGCAGCGACGGCAGAAGTGGGAACGATGGCGGCCTTAGCCTTCATCTCGACGTACATGTCGCCGACGAGATCACCGTTGCGGGCAATGGTGACGGAAACACGGCCAGAGTTAGCGGGAGTACCGTTAACGGTCTGCTCGATAGTCTCCATAGCGAAGTTAGTGTGACGACGGTAAACCGCCTGGAAAAACGTAACCTTGGGGTTACCAGTCAGATAGACGTCCTGGGCGCCGTATGCCACGAGTTGCATTAAACCACCCGCCATTTTGTATGTTGTTGTACTATACACAGAGAAAATAATTTCAGGTAAAGTGCGAAATTTCGCATATCATTTTTCCTGAGTATAAATTACAATGTCCGCCCGTGGTGTTTCCACCCCTCAACCCGAATCTACCGACGATAACATCGATCCCCAATCCCAGGATGAAGAAGTCGAGGATATAAATCTCGACGACTTCGAGGATGATAGTCAGGCTTCTGATTACTCTGATGACCTATCTGCACTCGAAGGACTTTTAGCCTCTACATTAACGACCCCCGAGGGTGATACCGTCTGTTCGGCTTTAGTACAGATGGCTCGCCAAATGGAAATTCAGAATAAAATTTTAATCAAACTTCTTAATTCTCTTCAGAAGAAAAATGAGGCTTAGAAAAATGAAGCCTTAATATATAAATGTCGGAACCAATTCACTTTATCGGTGAGGCGGCGAACTACGACGATGCTAACAGTGCCCTGTGGTCTAACCACATACAAAATTTTTCCCCCGATCAAGTGATGGATATGCTCCTACAATTAGAACATATGTGGAAACTAACCGAAAAAAATGATAAATACATGTCTTACCGTGTCGGCTATTTGAATTTTTTTGCAAAAGATGAGCTAAGTGATGACTGTCTGCCTATCTCCATAGACTTGGAGAAGATTTCAGCTAAACACATGAGAATGCACGACCGCTTGTGTGAATTATATCATCGAGCGGATACAGTGGGTATCATGGATCTCGAAGATGACGACGATATGAAAACGTCTGTTCGTATTAACCGTCTAATCGATCAAGTTGAAGATGCCTGGCAGATTGTATTCCGTAATGCTCGCATTAGCGATAGGGTAAATAATCCTACATATGTTCCAATAAACCCCGAATCCGACCCCTCTATTTTTAGGACTTCTACTATGAAGAATATCGACGAACTCGTTCCCTACCAACAAGCGTGTCTCACTATACTCAAGGATCTTTACGAACGTGAAGTTAAGAGATACAAGGGTCATTGCTGCAAACAGATTATGACGAAAGATGGTGCATCTACCCGTGCATGGAAGGTTGTTGATACCATACAAGACTATGTATACGGAGTAGGAAAAAAGGAACGTATGTTCGAGTTATGGAAGAATCTTACCATGCGTCCTTCTACTCATAATGATGTTATTCGTCATCTCACTAATACAAAAGATATGCAATTTCAGGATATTAAAAAGGATCGACATGTGTGGTCATTTACGAACGGTATTTTCATTGGTAAGGAATTTGATCCTGAAAATTCTAATGAAGAAAATACAATATACAGGTCATCATTTTATCTATACGATTCCCCTGAATTTAAGGCGTTGGATCAGACCGTAGTAAGCTGTAAATATTTTGAACGAGATTTTCATGATTACAGTAGTATCGATTGGCGTGATATTCCAACACCCTATTTAGATTCCGTACTAAGCTATCAGGGTTTTGACAAGGATGTACGAGATTGGGTATGCGTCCTAGGAGGGCGCTTGTGTTTCGACGTAAATGAGATCGATAAATGGCAATGCATTCCATTCCTAAAGGGTGTAGCACAGTCCGGTAAATCTACGCTTATTACAAAAGTTTTCCGCAAATTCTATAACACAGAAGATGTTCGCACACTTTCAAATAATGTTGAACGTAAGTTTGGTCTTTCGTCTATTTACGATGCTTTCCTATTCATTGCACCAGAGATCAAGGGTGATCTAGCCCTTGAACAAGCCGAGTTCCAATCTATCGTCAGCGGTGAAGATGTGTCTATTGCAGTCAAACACGAAAAAGCTAAATCCATCGAATGGAAGACGCCTGGTATACTGGGAGGTAACGAAGTACCCGGCTGGAGAGATAACTCTGGTAGTATTCTTCGACGCGTGCTTACGCTAGACTTTACCAAGAAAGTAAAGGAGGCAGATCCTACTCTTGATCAGAAGTTGGAAAAGGAATTACCCGTTATCTTGCAAAAATGTGTGCGAGCTTATCTCGAAGTAGCCCAAAAATATAAGGATGAAACAATTTGGAGTATTGTTCCCTCCTATTTCGAACGTGTGAAGCAACAACTCGAATCCGCGTGCAGCCCTCTACTCAGTTTCTTAAACTCTGCTCAAGTAGAGATAGATCCCACGAAGAAGTGTCCTCTTCCATTTTTCAAAGAAGTGTTTGGCGCCTATTGTATGAAAGAGGGCAAGTCGCGCGCGATTAACGCAGATATTTGGGCGGGACCATTCGGTGAAAGAAGTATTACAGTCGACGTTTTACCCCCCACAAAGTATACACGCTTTGGCCCTGGATACCCGGATCCCAAAGAAAAGACCGAAAGTAAAAACATTTCGTGGGTATTGGGTCTAAATATCGTCGATACTACACCCATAGATGTAGAAACGGGTACCGACGTGGGCGATGAAAAGATATCTACATATAGCGACCCCTGTACAAATACAGGGGAGATCTAATAAAAATTTCTACCTATAATATAACATGGGTTTGTTTAATGAATTTGAAAAAAATAATGTTTCACCAACTACATCCCAAAATTTGATACGACAGGCCCCGTATCTCACGAACCGCGAAAAAAATAGTCTAAGGGCCAACGCTACCAGACTCAAACAAAACAATATACAAACGAGAATAAATAGAATGGTTGGTAATAAACTGAAGGCCGCCAACCTTTCAAAAATGAAAATGTCACCTCTTCAAATGAGTGTGTTTAACGGTATGATCAACTTAGATGCTAAGAAGGGTAACTATAACGTAAACGTTTCAGAAATTCTGTATAAGAAACCAATGAAAAGACGCCCCATCACACCTGGGTCTAATTTCGAAATAGAGATAAGCGCGATTAAACTGTTATACGGGCGTATGCAAATAGGAGCTAAGCATACGTTTACAGTCGTACCGAATAAAAATGCGAAAAACAGACACCGATACTTCGTCGCCCAAATAGACGGTTTCGTGTATGAAGGAGGTAAGAAGCAAAAAATACTGATTAAAATTTACACGAACGGTAAGATGCAAATCGCGGGTGGTATCATCAATAACAACTCGAGGCAGCCAGAGATGATTCGCAAATTCATAGTGGATAACTATGCGTCGAAGTATAAGTTTTTATACAACCCTATTCGCTACTCTACACTTGTAGGTACGTTTCAAACACAGGGTGTTATTAACTTAACCATGGTTGCACAGGCTTTCGCCAAGTCTCGCAATATAGGTTACGAACCCGAGCTTCGCCCCGCTTTAAAGATGACGTATTATGGAAATAATTTTCAGCTTTTT